ATCATAATTTGTCATTACGATATAGAATATTAAATATACCCGACGGTATCGGTGGGATTTCATACAAATAATCTTTATCTACGCTAGTAACACTCACTAGTTCAAAATTCATATTGAGACTATCTACTGTAGAGGTGAATGGAACCACAGGGATATTATCCGCCGGAATACTAAGAGTATACTCACTTGTGGTTACCCCTAATAAATCAGCAACATTACCTGCGCGGCCCACCCGCTGTGTGTTTATCAATGCAGCATTAATAATAGTATTAAATTGTTCAGCCCAATTAGCGTTTGCCGGGTCATTCCATAATATTGGAAGATTACTTAAGTTAACGCCGTTTAAATCGGAAATATTCTGAGTGGTTTGAATACTAACTACTTTCAAGTATCCCTGCGCGGCTAAATTGCGTTTAGGAGTATAGCTTACTAAGTTGGCTAGTTTAACAACGGAGTCTCTACGCTCAGCAGTGTCAATGAAATTTTCTCTGGCGTTTAAGTCGTTTCTAAATGCGAGACCTTGGCCCATGAACGCCATGACATCCAGAATTGCAATAAATTCTGAACTTTCAATAAAGTCATTAAACGTTTCCGGATAATAGACACGCAAATAGTCGATGAAACTCTTACGAAGCGTTTCATAATCAAAACTACGAAAATCAGCTTCTCTGAATGTTTGGTAAATAGCTTTCCAGTCATTTACACCGAATAGGGAAGATTGTCTTGAGCTTGTCGCCATAGTTGTTGTCTTTTAAGTATTTATCATACCTAAAACCGTGCTTGTAATAGGATAAGATTATTGTATTACGGCTCGACTGGTATTACTATCAAAGAACACACTCAATATCTGAGCATTATTGAATGGTGTGACAGACATTTCAACTTCAAGCAATATGCCGTGTTCTTGGGGGAAGGCTTTAACTGAATTTAGTTGTAGTCTGGGATCCAGACTAGCTACTCTACGAATTTCTGCTTCTATTTGAAATTGCACATCGGCTGTGTTGGGTTCAAACACAAAAGACCACAGTGAAGTACCATAGCCCGGTTGTCCTACTTTTTGTCCTTGCCTGATATTCAACGCATTCATCAGGTCTTGTATAACTAATGGATAGTCGACCAATCTAAATTTCTTACCCGTGTTGACAGGTTTTAATATAGTGCCGACACCACCATCAACCCCTCCACCTGCATTAGTGGTCTTTGGTTTATTTGCGCCTATTGTGCTGAATCCGATGTATGATGGCATAAACTATTTATCACTTATTATAAACGGTATGCGCGTGGTTGACTAGCTACGAATTCAGCGTACTGCTTGTCTGTTACCTCTTTGGTCAATGACGCTAGTTCTTGGCTAGCTGCCGCAATTTGAGGATCCCCTTGTGGTAATGTGTTTGATAGCTCCTGAAATCTATCTTTAGCAACGGTAGCTTTATCCTGCAATGATTGTATTTCAGCCAGTGCTGCGGCGATTGGTTCTGCTTTTGCTAAATTAGCTGCCTGAGCCGAAACTGCTGCGGCAGAAATTGTTCCAGAGAAATTGGGCTTGGGAATACCTGCTCCCAATAATGATCCAATTTGCCCATCTATTGCGCTTCTATCTGTTGTGTTCAATCCTACTGTAGGTAATTTAATAGGGAATGCGCCTCCGGATCCAAGCGCAGCAATAGCGGAATTAAGTTGGGCGGCCGCCGCACTTGGCAGTCCGCCCGTAGCAACTGATGCTAAACTTGCAGTTCCTGATTTGAGCTTGTCAAACACGCCTGAAATTGCTCCGGTAGTTTTACTCAGTAGATTAGAAGCAGCTCCAGTGATAGATCCAACAGCACCCGAAATTGAATTAGGTAACGATATGCCGTTTGTAACTGCTGTGGTTGTATTAGTAAGTAGCGCTCCTATAGCAGCCGTACCCGGGATAGCATTAGTCGCACCCTTGGCATAGTTGACTACCGCAGATATTGCATTTTGTCCACCTGGTAAAGCATTTACTCCGCTAGCTAATGCTGAAGCTACACCTGCGGGGGCACCTGCTGCTGCGCCGGTCGCTGCTGATGTTAAACCACCTAATGCACCAGTTACTGCTGATGTTAAACCACCTACTTCTCCAAGTGCTCCGCTAGCTGCACTTGCCAATCCACCTGCTGCGCTTGCAGCGGCTGCTACCTCTGCCGCTTTAGCAGCCTCTGCAATTGCCGTTAGATTTTGTGGCACCCCGGCTTGTAGTGGCTTGAATGCACGTGTTATGGCTGAGAATGCTGATCCGGCCACTCCCTTTGCTGCATCCATCAACCCGCCAAGTCCTGATATTTTAGTCATTGATCCCAATGCTGTGGAGATAGACCCTAGGCCGCCGGTAACATTTTGTGCTAGGCCGGCGGCAAGATTACCAGAATTAATTGCATTAGATACTGCATTAGTAGCGCCCGACACAGCGGTGCCGACACCACCTGAAATATTTTTGATGGTAGATAGCGTTGCGCTTACCCCCGCAGTTGCACCTGACATAATAATGCCGGCAACAGCGCCAGGGGCTTCTTTACCGGTCATCGCGCCGGCTGCGGTTAACGCAGTTTGAGACTGTTGGAGTCCAATTATTGCGGCATTAACCTGTGCTGTTGGATTTTGAATTAATGCAGTAAGATTTTGTGCACCGGGAACACCAGTGAATAGATTGGATGTCAGTGCAGATTGTACGCTTGCTCCACCTTGAACCAGTGAGTTGGTCAGTGCGGCGGCACCGGGTTTAAGAATCCCGGCGGCCTCTAGTTGACTGGGCACCTGTGCTAGATTACCCACCGATGCTACAGCACCTTGCACAGTTGATACTATTCCTGAACCTGCTGCGACTGCCGCAGCAGCTGGTCCAGTAGCAGCATTTGTCGCCATTGCCCCAATCATTGCTGCACTGGTATTTGGATCAATTGCCGCGCTTACCGCGGTTAGTGGTGGCATTGTTGAAGCAACTGCTACTGTTACTGGCGCGGTTGCACCTGCGCCTTGAGCGTCTGCATTAGTTGCAGCAACAGCAGCACTAGGTGCAGAAGGTAAAGCATCTTTTGCGTTTACTGTACTCTGAACATCTACTCCCTGTCCTGCATTTGCCCATGGCGCGTGAGCCGGGGCCCTAGACACAACACTAATAAGTTTACCTGGCGCAGCAGCAAATCCCTTAGCCGAATCATACAATGTATCTGTGTGCGCAGTGACGGGGAGAGGTGGTACTACCTCTGGCGTAGTTGATGTGGCACCGGTATTTAAATTCACCACAGAGCCATTAATATAAGTTGTACCGCTGCTAGCATATGATGCGTCACCTGCTGACTCCATACTCATAGCGCCGTCTACTTTATGAGTATGTGTACCCATTGTATAGACTGTATTGTTAGTACCTGTCTTTTGATTAAAGTCTTTTTCCGCATTGATATTAATAGACTCTGCTTGAATGTTTAATTTTTTCATAGCGTGAATATTAATATCATTATCTGCGTGTAAGTTCAAGTCACCCTGTGTTCTAATATTAACAGAGTTAGTTGAATACATATCAATTGTACCTTCTTTACCTAACTCAATGTATGACTGTCCGTTAGAGTGTAGGATCATCAACGTTTGACCATTATCACTCATTAATATTTGATGACCCAGAGAAGTGCGAATTCTTACCAATTGATCGCCGCCTATTTGATCACCGTCATCCATCACAATTGAATGGCCGCCCCTGCGAGAAATAACTTTTAATCCGGCACTTTGACCACCATTACCCGCAGCATCAGCTACTGTCGCATCTGTAAAACCACCTTGATAGATAGGTCTACCGGGTGTGCTTATTCCCCAGCCAACTCTACTAGGGGACTCTCGTTGCGCACTAGAGCTAATTGGTCCTCTGATCGGATCCCTGATGATACCCTGTTGATTCATAATCATCGCAACATCACTGTGAATAGGCTTGGCTTCTTTTAGAAAGTTAGGTCCGTTTGTAGCAGGAGAGTTATTAGTATTCATATTGGTTACTGGAAGTCTAGTAGACCCTCCATAACCACTTGCTTCGCCGGGATTTGGCACAACATTAGTACTTGATCCAATAGCAGGAACCATGTGCAGTGCTTCTGGCTTAGGGACACATCCAATGTAAAAGCCATAATTCATATCACCATTAACAAATATACAGATAACAGTAGTACCTAGATCAGGTGGGCTATTCCAAAATCCATATGAGACTGAATTTGTTTTATAGGTGCCAGGTCCTGTATTAGCTGAGGTAGATTCTACTAGTCCATAAAAAGGACTCATATAGGACACCGTCATCCAACTGTCAGCATCATCTGGATCACCGCTACTAAAGTCGGCAATGTACACCTGTATTCTTCCGGCTCGTACTGGATCTATGTTATTTTTCACAACACCCAATACAGGTACTGATCGGATATTGGCGCCGCCGGCATCAGGTTTGTTTGCCTTTTTAGTACCTACCGGTTTAAAAATGTCTTGTGCCATAATTAGAATTCCCTTCCGCCTTCTGCCGGAGCATATGTCGTATTACTACTTTGCCCGTCATCCGACGCAACGTACGGATTTAATGCGTCCCCGGTAGCAGTTGTCAACTGTGTGGATGCAGGTGCATTTTGTAGTGCGTTAAAGTTAGTAGTGATTGTTGAGGTAAACCTACCTATTGCATTCCCCACACTGGTAACAGCACTCTTTAAGAATCCTGTCGATGCGACTGGGGTAGCGGCTACCGTTGGTGAAGTAGTCAATGCAGTGTTGATGCCCAACAAACCCAAATCAGCTACACGGCCTTCTCCAGTACTAGTAGAATCTGAAGAAGCATCTGCAAAAGTCGCAATGTTGCAGTCTAAAATTTGGGTGAATTTACCACCATTAAAAATACTATCTACTTGTAGTAGCATATAGCTAATGCCACCTCCACGTGAATTGATTTCTTTTTGAATACTTGCCGGATATTTAAAGAATAGTATTCTATCATTTATGTTAATCTTGCCCGTGTTGTTGTCATAATCTTCTACTTCATAGAAATTAATCTCAATGAATACTTGTCCGCCATTAGGGTTAATAGTGAAACCGTCACCTCCGTAAAATTGGTTGTATACTTGGTTGATTCCTCCGGGTGCCTCATTTATTAAAAAGTCCGGATCGCCCAATATAGTAACCTTTGCACTAGCAAACGATTTTGGATCTAATAAACTAGTAATATATGAGTTTTGTGCTTCCATTCCATCGTCTAGTTTTCCCAGTCTAGGTCCAGGCTGTCGTTGACCAGCAATAACCGGTATATCAGCGTCGCCGCCCTGCGAAGTACCATCATCACCTTTTAAAGGCAACGGGACAGGATTTATCGCCACATTATAATATGTATTATCTAATGTTTGTTCGTATTGTAAAATCTCAGAATTTTTCCCGGTATACCAGTAGTCATATCGTTTATGGGGGCCATAGTATTTGCTGACTTTCTTAACGTAGGCGCTGCCTACCACTACCGGAGTTTGGTATGGTTGAATAACATATGTAATGTTGTACGCAAAATCACCAGACACTGAGTCCCATCTAGGATTAGTTACTTCAGCCGCAACATTATACCAACTGATAGTTTTATTAGTAGGAGGAGTGATAGTATCATCGGAGGGATTATTTGAGTCAGGCTCTAAATTATTAGTATACACTACCTTCAAAGCGTCCTCTAAATATGAACTCTGAGAAATAATTTGACTTATTGCCTGTAACATAGGTGTGGCATCTTTAAACACAATTTGTCGTTTATTGACATTGGGCACAGTAGTTACTTCTAATGTTGGATTTACATCTTTAGTATTTTTTGCGCCGCCCATCTCCATTTTAGACTTATCCAAGTCTGCTTTGCTAATGATTGATGCTGTTTTAATTAGTGTAGAGTCACCCACATAACGTATAGAATATACATTTTTTTCAACCGTAGAAAGCAACGATTGATCTTTATTTAATTTAGCAATTAGGCCATCTGGTCCCATAAGGGCATCATCTACTGTTGTGGCAATTACTTTGGTATTGGTATTAATAAACCCCCGTTTAGTTCCATAGGCTTCCTTAGAAGGAATTCGAGCGGCAGTTATATTATATGTAGTTGCTCTGCCGTCTATTTTAAATTTAATAGAATTAATAGAAATATCATAAAATCTCTCAAATACACCGTGGCTACTCCCAGACGGATCAAATGTGTCTTGCGCAAATGTTTCCTTGCCGGTAATAAGCTTACCATCAGCGTCATATCCCAAGAATCCAATACGTATAATAAAAAACTGCCTACTGGGATTTTGTGGTAATTTCTTACCCTTAACAGATGACTGTATTGCGTCACCTGCTTGTCTTAATTTAGTAATAAATGAAAAACCGTATGGTTCATAAATTGAAAAATTAACAGCCGTTATATTTGAGTTAGTGCCAGTTGTCTTTCCGCTAATTTTAGATGTGATTTTTAAATTATCGATATAGTAGTCCAGCTTAACACCGGGCAGTCTAGTTGAATTTTGATTGTTTATACCACCACTCTGCGCAACAAGATATGTCCCTCCACCACTATTTAATGCGTTTATGTTCTTTCTACCGGACAGGATGAACGCATCGTAGGCCTCCGGGGTTACCATAAACAATGCGATATTATAGGTGTAACTTGAAAAATTTCCTAAGGGATTATATAATCTTTTATTTGGAGCCTGCCTAGATACGTTAGCAAATTGTGTTGCTGCTTTCCCAGCCTGTGTTGTTCCGGCGTTTACAGCCGCAGTGGTTGCTGCTTGAGTGATTGGTTGTCGTTGTAGCCTGGCTGCCTCAACTTTATCATAACTATTATCGTCATTCGCAGACCCCGTTAATGCATTATCGGCCGGCATTTATATCCCCAACACTTGTGTTAACGTAGATAATTTTGGAATATAAATCCCAACACCTACTACAAAGTCAAAGAAGGGATCAGGCAATGAGTTTGGATTTCTCTGCGCAAATACCCACCACAATCTAGAATCGTTGTATAAGTCAAATGCGAGTAAGTCAGGACGGTACTCGTATACTTGTGTTATAGTCCAATAGACATCTGATGGCTGCATTGGCAGCGGTCGATTAATCATCACATCTAAAAATTTTTCATTCACTACGTCAGTATTGTAATACGGACTAGCTGCTGAATATAAATTATTGTTTGCCATTACCAAATACCTCCACCTGATGGTCGATGTATTAATTCACCGGTTGCATATTTCTTCAAACTAAAGTTGTTGCTTATATCGTTGCGGGTAACAATTGGTATTGCTGATATTTGTATTGACATTTTTGTGGGTACATATGTTGGGTCAATCGTGCCAGCAGGTGTATTCTGAAATACAGGTGGGGCGGCAAGTCCACCAGTTTGAAGCCCGGCACCCTGCCGTCTATCATTGCCTACTGAGACCGTGTTAGATGGAATATTAGCAGGATCTTTACTAACACCAGCTTCCGTTGAGGTGTTAGATGCGCGAATATAATCTACGTCTGTCGGTAGAGAATAGTTGAATGCAGTAATAGCTATAGGATGTCTATCAAATTGAAATGCCCCCAACCCTGTCAAATAGCACAGTGGGGGTGGCACCCCGGGCTTTGGATTTTGATCCTGGCCATAAAACATTTTTGTAATCGATCTAAAAAAGTGTATTACTGCTAGTAAATAATTTGCCTCGTATGTATCCTGCGCTGTAAAATCACAACTAATCGATATGCTATCCACACTACTGTTTTTATATTGAAATATCTTATAGTTGCTGTGAGTTATATCGCTAGCGTCATAATGCGCAGCATATGCTACTTGTATTGACGGGGTATAGGGGAAGATGATGCCATCAGTTGCTATTAGAGGTTTCAGTATTCCAACCACCGCTGAGTCTTTGTATAGATAGGTAGCGCCCGGAGCTAGCTGAAGTTTAACTCGCCAGTCTTTTCTTAAATTGAAGTTTACAACATCCTGCGTAGTAGCTTGTGCCTGTGCGTTATTTTTAGCGGCTTGTAATCCTCTACTTGATCCAGTGGCTCCGGGATCAGTATTTTGTTGTGCTTGGACTAAATTAGCAGCGATTTGTTCATCTATACCAGCAAATTCTAGTGATCCATCTTCTAAATCTTTTTGTCTTTGAATTACTTGATTAGCAGCGATTTGTTCATCTATACCAGCAAATTCTAGTGATCCATCTTCTAAATCTTTTTGTCTTTGAATTACTTGGTCAGTATTAATCCCTAGTTCACCCAGATCAGCTTGTTTTTGTGCTTGAGCTAAATTATCTGCGGTTTGATCAGTGTTGATACCAAGCTCACCTAAATCAGCTTGTTTTTGTGCCTCAGCAATAGCAACTTGATCTGAATTTAAACCCAACTCACCTAGATCGGCATCTTTTTGAGCTTGTATAGTTGCTGGAGATGGATTTATCGCATCAAACTCAGCTTGATTTTGTGCTTTGATTGTGCCTGCATCAGCTTGATTTGCTTCTAACAATCGTTGCTGTTCAGCCGATATCGGTATGGTAGCTGGTGTAGCAGTAGTAGTCGGTGTATTAGCTGCTTGTGGTACAGGCGACGGGTTTTGACTATCAGGTACTTGTGCAGGTGGATTTATTGAGGCAGTGTAACCCGGTGGCGGGGTAAAGGTGTTAGTACCGGGGGGAACTGCACCGGCTGCTTCTAAATTTGAAATTCCCTGCCTAGCGGTAATAATCGCGCTTTCACTGCGACTAATAGCGGCAACTAGGTCCTCCGTTTGATTTTGTAAATCACGGCGGGTCTCAATCGCAGCATTAGCCTTAGCCAGAAGTTCATCGGCTCCCGGTGTTCCTGCTGCAACCGCAGCTTGCGCGGCCGCACGGGCATCGCGAGTGGTTCTAAAACTATACTGGCCTCCATTTAACGAAGACTCGATCTGCGCTAGAGTGGCATTGTTTCTAGCTAATGCAGACTGAATATTAGCTACACTTTGATTCATTGTTAGAAGCGCATTACTTCTATCCAATGGCGTTAGCTGAGTTTGTACAAACGCAGGATCAGTTAAATTTTGTGGTGTCCATGCCATAATATGTTGTTATCCTTAATTATACTTATCGTTAAATAATACGCTCTTCACCCAAAATAGATTGACACTAGGTATTTCCACTGTATTGCTTATTTATCTGATAAATATACAGCCCCTTTTACTTTATCGGTTGCTATTCATAGCCGATTGTGCTACAATAGTAGAATGCTATTCATAAGGAATCTATGTCATTAATCCCAACGCCTGCACCAAAGAAAAAAAACTATTTAAATAACCGGGATATTCTAAAAGAAATCCACGAAAGCAAAACGACATATTGTCATTTTACAAAACCCGAATATCACCGATATGACCTAATCGTTGATCTACCACTCACTTCTATTGAAAATAGTTTTGAATATGCTTTCAGTGAAGATGCTATCACGCTGGCTAAAGAAACTAGGGCGTCTAGGTTAAGTGTGGATTCTGGTGTTAAAGTAGATCCATCAGAAATTCCCGTCACTGACTTGGTATTTCGTGTGATGACTTGGGATCACGTTCCGGTAGCTGTTAAACAACCCAGAAAAACAGTTAAAAAGAAAACAGCAAAAGATATATTTGAGTTCAATGAGATAGATCCTAGTGAGGTTTTTGCCGATTTAGAGGATCCTGTCACTAAAGCTGAAGTAGATGATATGGTTCACGTTAAGGTAAATTTCCCTCCGTTCCAACACTACAAAATTGATGAGAATAACTCTTTCTACTGCGTTGGTAAATCACATTGGCAAGGTTCATTAAACGAGGGTGCCTTCTCTAAAGATCACGGCAAAATTACTAATACACTAGCCCGTATGTATATTATGATGTGTGAAAAATACGCTATGAAATATAATTGGCGTGGTTATACATATAATGATGAAATGCGTAACTCAGCAATCCTTCAGTTAACTTATGTGGGTCTTAGATTTAATGAGGCCAAATCAGCTAACCCATTTGCTTACTACACCGCAGCCATCACTAATAGTTTTTGTAGGGTTTTGAATACTGAAAAACGAAATCAGAATATTCGGGATGATATCTTGGAAATCGCAGGTTTAAATCCCAGTTGGTCTAGACAATCAGCCGGCAGTCAAAGCGGGCAATATGAAGAGTAATTAACTTAATTTTATGCCACATTACGGATTGGTAATACCAATCCGTAATCCCAATAGTGTTGTATTCTAGCTAGCTTGGTAGTATAATATCGTATGTCAAATTTATTTAAAAAAGCCGCAATATTTACTGATGTGCATTTTGGTGCCAAAAGTAATAGCCTAGTTCATAATCAGGATTGCGCCCAATTTGTAGATTGGTTCATAGCAAAAGCCAAAAAAGAGGGTTGCGAAACTTGCTTCTTTTTAGGTGATTGGAATCACCATAGAGCAAGTATTAATATTCATACTCTTCAATTTGGGTTACAAGCGTTAGAAAAATTGAACAATGCGTTTGACCAAGTATTTTTTATTCCAGGAAACCACGATCTCTACTATCGTGATCGTAGGGATATTCATTCCATTGAATGGGCCAAGCATTTACCAAATGTCACTATCGTTAATGACTTTTTTAAACAAGGAGATGTTAGTATCGTTCCTTGGTTGGTGCAAGATGATTACAAAAAGCTAAAGAAGCTGTCAGGTAAATATTTATTCGGTCATTTGGAACTGCCTCATTTCCATATGAACGCGATGATAGCTATGCCTGATCACGGGGAGATAAATGAATCCCATCTTTCTGGCTTTGACCAAGCTTTCTCAGGTCATTTTCATAAACGACAGGCTCGTAAAAACATTTGGTATATTGGGAACGCATTCCCTCATAATTATGCTGACGCAGGCGATGATGCTAGAGGTATGATGATATTGGATTGGGGTCAAGATCCAGTATTTCATAGTTGGCCAAGACAACCTTTGTTTAGAGTGTATAAACTTAGCGAAGTTCTTGAAAACCCTGAAGGATTGCTGTTGATAGATAGTCACGTTAGGGTACACCTTGACATTGATATATCGTATGAAGAGGCAAACTTTCTTAGAGAAACATTGATACCGGAACATAAATTGAGAGAAATGACATTGATTCCTATTAAAGGTGAACAAACTGAGCAAACAACTGGCGGAACACTACAATTTGAATCGGTAGATCAAATTGTGCTGGAAAGCATTAACGCCATTGAAAGTGAAGCTTTTGACAAAAGGCTTTTGTTGGACATCTATAATAACTTATGAGTTTCTTCACATATTGATAAATATATCTATAGGAGAAGTAACACAATGGTGATTAGAGCTAAAAATAGAACAACAGATAATATAATACAGGATTATTTAAGTGCCAAAGCTAGAACTGATTTTTTAGGTGTGGATTTTACACCGTCGGTTAATCAGATAGTAGAACTAACTCAAATAATAGAAAAATTTGGTGAACACGCTCTTAGTAGGAGCAGAAATCATAAGGGGTTGAGTAAAAAAACTCTAGAAAGAGTAATTCCTAGATTTTTAAAATTTAACCTTAATGGGTTCGTTGACAGATTAATAAAAATAGATAATCTACCATCAAAGAACAGTCTAGAATATTATGTATTAGCATATGGTAAAGATGAGGCAAATAAATTTTGGACTACTAAATCAAAAAAATGTTCTAGGTCCGAAACGACCGTTGGAAAAGAAAAATGGAATAAATGGATAGCAGAACGTTCACGATCCTTGTTAGATAGATGGGAAGAAAAATATGGTAAAGATGAGGCAGAAAAAAGATTTGCTATTTACTGTGCTAAGTTATCTAAAGGAAAATCTATAGAAGGTTTCATAGAACGATATGGTGAGGATTTAGGAAAACAAAAATATCAAGAAAGGTATAATAATGTAAATTCTGCGGAATATAAAACATATGCTAGAAAAGTTCACCGCTTAAGCGGGAAAACATACACCGAAAACATTGACATTATAAATCCCAAGCGTTATACTAGAACATTGTGCGGGGTAGAAGATGGCTGGCAGCTAGACCATATCATTCCTATAAAAGAATGTTTTTTAAAAGGTATATCACCCGAAAAAGCATCCGAATTAGATAATTTGCGAATGTTACCGTGGAAAGAAAATTTAATGAGAAACTATGTCAATAATACTTAAAAATATAACACTGAGGAATTTTTTATCTATAGGAGCTGTTTGTCAAGCAGTTAATTTTGACAGAACTGATCTAACGCTGATACTGGGAGAGAATCTAGACCTAGGCGGTGACGGAGCTAGAAATGGTACGGGTAAGACTTCTCTGATCCAAGGTCTTAGCTATGCGTTGTTTGGCGTACCCATCAATAGTATCAGGAAGGACAACCTCGTCAATCGTACCAATAGTAAAGGTATGATGGTTACGCTAGACTTCAGCGTTAATGGTACCGAATACAAGATTGAGCGTGGCCGGAAGCCTAACATCCTTAAATTTTATGTGAACAATGTTCAACAAAAGGCACAGGATGATGCTCAAGGAGAAAACAAAGAAACGCAAGTTGCCATTGAGCGGGTAATCAATATGTCAGCAGATATGTTTCGGCATATTGTTGCATTGAATACTTATTCAGAGCCTTTCCTCGCGTTGAAGTCAAATGAGCAGCGAGATATCATTGAACAGTTGCTTGGTATCACGCTGCTATCGGAGAAAGCCGATGTCATCAAAGAAATGATTAGAAATTCTAAAGATGATATTCAGTCTGAAGAATTTAAAGTTAAAGCCATTGAAGAAGCCAATAAACGGGTCAAAGAACAAATTGAAAGTTTGAAGCGTAGACAGAGGCTTTGGCAAACAAAGCACGACAGCGACCTCTCTATCCTAGTCTCACAATACGATGAACTAAGTAAAATTGACATCGATGTTGAATTGCGGTCGCATAAAGACTTGCTTGTCTATGAGCAAAATAAAAAGAAACAGGAACTGCGAGGATCGCTCCTAGCCAGGCAATTGGTTTGGAAGCAAAAACAAACGGCCGACATTGCTGAATTGGATCTAGAGTGGACTAACAAAAATAAAATAGATATTAACGCAGAGCTAGCGGCTCATCAGGCATTGGCTCTCTATATAAGCACAAAGGCTTCACTGGAAATAGTAACGCGGGCTATTGAAACGCTTGAAGTCAATCTCAAGAAAGAAAAGAAGACAGTAGATAAACTAGCGAAAGAGGTAAAAACGCTTGAGAATCATACCTGTTATGCCTGTGGTCAAGATTTCCACGATGACAAGCACATTGAAGTGCTAGCTGAGAAAAAATCACTACTCACTGTGGCAGTGTCTGAACAGACTTCAATGGAAACAGAGCTAGTAGTGAAGAGGAAAGAAAGTTCCAAGTTAGGTAAGTTGGGCAAGATGCCTGTCACTCATTATCAGAGCGAAGCAGAAGCTATTCGGCATAGCAGCGACACGGATAACATCAAACAGAAAATTACTGCTAAACAAGGGGAAAGTGATCCTTATTCAGAGCAGTTAGTTGAGTATCCCGAAATTGAGTTGGGGGCGATGCCAGTTACTATCTATGAAACTGAGATAGAAGCGGTAGAACATAGAAGCACTGTATCCAATCTACTACAACAAATTACAAATAAAAGTGCCGATACCGACCCGTATAGTGAACAAGTAGTTGAGATGGAGAGTCAAACGCTACAAGAAATCAATTTTGCCACTATCAATCGGTTGACAAAGACGATGGAACATCAAAAGTTTTTACTTGATTTGCTTTCAAGTAAGGATAGTTTTGTTCGGAAACGAATTATTGATCAAAATCTAAGTTATTTGAATACCAGATTGACGCATTATCTTGACAAAATTGGGTTGCCGCATCAAGTGGTATTTCAAAATGACCTGACTGTGGAGATTACTGAGTTGGGCAGGGACCTGGATTTTGATAATTTGTCAAGGGGAGAACGCAATAGATTGATTCTGGGATTGAGTTTTGCATTTCGGGATGTATGGGAAAATCTATACCATCCCATCAACACCCTGTTTATTGATGAGCTTATCGATTCAGGATTAGACACCATGGGAGTTGAAAATGCTATTGCTATTCTTAAAGATATGAGTCGGCGTAGGCAGAAATCAATATGGTTAGTCAGTCACCGGGAAGAGTTGGCTGGGCGTGTACCTAGTGTTTTGAAGGTGATTAAAGAGGGCGGATTCACCTCGTATTCTTCAGCTTCGGACATGGAATAAATTATAAATGCTCGAAAGCATAGCATAAGTATTAATATGACATCACCGCAGAAAGCAAAGGGATCTGGATTTGAAAGGGAAGTTGCGAAATTTCTCTCAACCTTGTATGGCGAAAGCTTTATTAGGGCTCCAGGCTCAGGTGCTTATATCGGTGGTAAAAACCAGCATCGCACTACATTCTTACACGAAAATCAAGTTCGTTCTTTTAAGGGCGACATTGTACCAGGTGAGAGCTTTTCCAAGATGAACATGGAGTGCAAGTTTTATGCTGATTTTCCTTTTCATTTACTTCTATCAGGCGAATGTAAGATAATAAACGCCTGGATTGATCAATTGATGGAAGTTGCCGATATAGGTGACATAAATCTATTGTTTATGAAGTTCAACAGAAAAGGTCGTTATGTGGCTGTGCAATGCGGCCCCACTTGGATAACCGACAACTTTATTTATTATTCATCCAATAAGTTTGGAGATTGGTTAATCATAGAATTTGATGATTTTTTTAAACACAACAAAGACTTACTTAAAACTTATTCATCAACCCCCACCGACACCAAGTCAATTTTAACAATCAACACCACCGTTTAAAAAAATAACATTTTGTTTGATCGGGGCTCCCCGGTCCTCCTTGAGTTTGTACAGATTGTGCTGTGCTGACGGATCTGGAGTAAGCGCATCTGATTAATATCAGATATGGCTATACCGAGAAGGCAATCGACAAAGCGAACCTTCAACAAGTCTATGATAACTTCATTTTTAAATCATAGAATGTGCGTTGCGTAGGCGTCAATTGAAATAAATTGATAGACCTTACTACAGCTCCATAAACTTTACAGAGCAACCGGTAGCGTTTAGTGTCCCAAATAGGCAATTAGACGGGAGAAAAATGACAATGGATGACGGGCACGATTACAACCCTTAACCACTGGTGGTGCTAATTTAGCACTACCATGGCTTCAAGTGCAAGATAGTTAAAACAACTACATAGAGAGATTACTAGCTAGTAGTTTACTAAACAATACCGAACGTAGTATGAGCGAAGCGAATACTAGTGAAGGTATTAGATGGCTGGAGGCCATCTATGATAGTGAATGCAAAATTAGATAAATGAATAATTCCGGATATCAAAAGAATGGCAATTGTGATTTCTTCGTCATATCAAGATTGTATTCTATTAGGGCTGCTAGTTCTTGTCTTTCCGCAGATGACATATTTAGGATATCCTCATAGGATGCACCACCCCTCATATACCAAGCCATACTTAATGCATTCTTCTTCATTGCAATACAGAATGCATCGTAATCATCAATCAGCTTCTTAACGGCTTCGGGCTTAAGCCGAAGAAGCGTTAACCGAAAAAATCAGTAGTATTCAGCGTGAATTGTTGTTCATAATCGTGTGAGCAATGGATGCACTTGATTTTTAATGGTTTAATTTCTGTCTGAGCTTTAAGTTCAGCATTATAGTCCCGAATTTTCATATACATATCTTTATCACAGTTTTTTAAGAAATCTATAATGAATTCCTTATCATCCACTTTAACAGTAGGAGTGGTAATATGTTCAATAGTCTGTGATAACAGTTGCATTGTTAGCTCAGTGATGGTTTTTAGTGCTAATTTACCACGCTCTGCCCTAGCAACTTCATCGGTGATGGTGTCAAGCGATGCAAACATTCGTTGAACTTCAAACTGTCCAAGCCCTGCTTGATTCATTTCTTTATACGTCAATGGTCTAAATTTAAGCGTAAGTTCATTGAGTTGTAGCGAACTGTCGTAATTGCCTGCTTTTAATTCAGATAAAATCCCGATTAAATTTACGCCGTACGATGCTACCTCGTTACAACTAGGGCATTGGGATTCGATTTCCATTTCATTGCCGCCCGCTGCCGATTTAATCGCAAGTAAGATTGCGTCTAAATCAATGCTATTGATAGACCAGGGGTCTAGCACATCGGGTACGCACC